ATTTTGATCGAACAAATATGCGTCTCCATAATAAATCTTTAGTTGTTCAGGTATCTTATAGTAACTTTGTTTATGCATAAACATGCAGATACCGAATCTATAATGCATCGAATTGCTTGCTGTTATCTTCATTTCTTCCCAAGGAGCAAGAAAATCTAATTCCTGATGAGATTCTGAGATAGTTTCAATAGCAAACCCAGCAATGCCGCCGCGAGGGGTGCAAACTTTAGCAGCTTCTTCAATACATTTTGGGTCAAATAATACATCATCACTATACAAACAAATCTGATCAAACTCAGAAAGTGCAACGCCGAGATTCCACGCAGGATTCACATAAATGTTTTGCACCTGCGCATAATGACGAATCTTAATGAGTTCAAAGATAGATCGATCTGCATTTGCTGGATTATTGTCAATAATAATGATTTCACCAATTAGTGGGTGATCATTAAATATTGACAACATCTTTTTATAGTGTTCGCCTCTCCAAAGAGTTGGCATTATAACGCTTATCATGAGAAGAATTCATCAATAGAGTTTACTTTTTCTGTTCTCCAATCAATAGAGGACAAGATAATATCCAGTGGTTCAAGGAATGATTTCTCAAACTGTAAATCATAATCTATGTATTGATCTGCACCCAACTGCTTTGGCAAACCAGAGATAAATGCAAGAGTATTGTTATTGAAGATATTTGGTTGTTTGAGATAGATGAACTTGATCTTCTCGCCTTCCTGAATCTCTTGGTAACGCTTGTTCAGTTTCAGAGTGCGCAGGAAGTGATTGTAAACCAGCGCACCCTTCACATGAATCGGCGTTCCCTTCTTGAAGATATTTGCGGCATCAGCATACTCACTAAGACCATTCACAGATCTCGGGAATGCAATATCTTCAATCGGCAACTTCTTGAAGTCTTCACGAAACGTTTCGATAAACTTATGAAGATCATCTTGAGTCTGCGTCATGATAATCGTGATTGCTTCCTTAATCTTCGTACGACAAGCAGATGGCGTTGAAGACTTGACTGCCTCAAGACCCATAATCTTGAGTTTAGGTTTGGCGTATGCCACACCTTCGCTATCATGCACGTTGAGGATATATCGTTTCTTCGCAGTCCAGATTGCTTTGTCAGCCAAAGACTCACGCTTCATCTCCATGCGCTGCTGGAATGCATTTACATATTGCTTGAGTTCTTCGTATGAATCATCAATGAATGGCTGAATCTTATCATCGCAAACCTTATTCATGAACTTGATCACTTTCTTGGTGTCAGAAGTATCAGGATAAAGTTTCTTGATCAGTGGACCCATGTTCAGATAAATTGAATCAGTATCAGACGCGATGACATAATCTTCACCGTCAGTTTTGAGCAATTTGTTCATGTACTCGTTGATTTTGTTTTCAATCCAACGAATAGACAACTGACCTGCTGTCGTGATTCCTTCAGCGATACGAATATCGAAGAAGCGGAAGTATTGATTACCCAGCGCACCGTAAGCGGAGTTTAGTGTAACCTTTTTAGCCAACTGTAGGTTATTATATCGCGCGACTTGCTTCTCAAGATACTGAACCTGGTTTTTATCGTCAAGAACAGTTTCGATTTTCTTTTTGGCTTCCAGTGCCAACTTCTTATATCGTGTGCGGTCCTTGTACATGTTATCCATAATCTCAGGCATCACACCCTGTTTCTTGATGCTGAACAATTGACCATTTGGAGTCATGGTTACGTCAAGATCTTTTAGAACACTAGTTTCAATTTGTTGAGCCAACAGTGCTTCAACGTTGATATTATTATTGCTAATAAATCCACGCATGTTATCATTGTACTTCTTCGGATCGACAAGAGTTTCCATGGAGATGTTATACTGCATGATCAAGTGCGGATATAGACTGTTCAAGTCAAACGACGCAACCCATTCGTGCATACCGCAAATGGGATCTTTTACATACGCGCCTTCGTATTGTGAATTCTTTGATCCACGCTTCATCTGAGGGATTACAATCTTCTTCTTGAGTAGATAATTGTAAACAATCGCATCCCACATGCGCACTTGAGTGAAGACATCGTCGTAGTTGACCTTGTTATCATATGCAAGAGTCAACGCCAATTCAATCAACTTCATCTTGTCTTCGAGTTTCTCAACAAGTTCTACGTCCTTGATGTTATACTCAATGAACTTTTGGTAGTCTTGTTTATAAAGTTGGTGTAGAGTTTCGAACTCAGAGTAATCTAATTTCTTTTCACCCAACTCAACGTGAGCAATGTTATCAAGGCGATACGATTCTTGCTGCGAATAAGTAAACTTGCGATACAGTTCAATGTAGTCAAGTGTAGCAATCCCGAGCATCTCATAGACTTGATGCTCGCGATTCATAATCATTGCTTCGCGCAGTGATAATCGATTCCACGGCGAGAGTTTCTTGGCTTCATCTTCGCCAAGAAGTTTAGTGATACGATTTACAAGATACGGAATATCGAATGTCTTGATATTCCAACCACTTATAACATCAGGGTGGAATCTTGTCCAGAAGTCGATAAATCTTCGTATGAGGTCGTGTTCATCTCGACACTTTGCGTAGTGCACGTCGTCACGATGCTTGATATAATCGCCACAACCAAACACAAAATAATTACCCTTGAGTTTAATAGTGATGGCGGTGATTGATTCGTTGGCATCTCTTGGCTCAGGGAATCCATTTTCGGATCCAACTTCGATGTCGAGATAAGCGATAGTAACTTTGTTAATATCCCAAAGAATATCATCAGGATAATGATCGGCAATAAAAGCATACTCATAACGATTATTACCAAAAATAGGGAAATTATCGACACTTTCGTACCTCTCAAGAAATTCACGACAATCAGAAATTGTTCCTGGCTGGATTGGCTTGACATATTCACCAGCCAGTGTGGTGAACTCAGATTGTTCTTGGCTCTGGAGATAGAAGGTTGGATTATACTCTATCTTTCGACGAACACGCTTATCATTCTCTACGCCTCGGAAAAGAATAAACTTTCCCGAGACGCAGATATTAGTATAGAAATCGCTCAAACATTACCCCACAATCAGATCTTTTGGTGGAACCACAATTCCTGCACCGAAGATTTGATTATAACCGTTTTTCACTTCATCCGCAACATCAGCAATAGTAATGACATTCTCAAATGCCATCTTAAACGGACCATTGCTTGCTTGCATCCATGGCATGAAACCAAGAGCAGGACCATCCTGTCGACGCTGCAAGACTACAGCGACAGGATTCTTAAACGTCACTGATGTTTCCGTTTCCTCTGTAATTTCTACTACTAATTCCTCGCCAGTTACGAGTTTGAGTGCTTTGATTGTCATTTGTGTTCACCTTCTTGTATTTGTCAAATAAACCTTTTTGCTTATGATTTTGTTTTTCACCATTTAAATAAAGAACATCGTGTATCATAACCCACGTGTCATCACCGACTCTAAGTTGCCAACCATTATAATCTAGTATCTGTATCTGTTTAGATACTAGCAAGTCACGAAGTTCTGATAAAGAATGCATTATTCTTCACTGCTGTTAGCATTATCCATAGACTGACGCTTGATCTTCGAAGCCACATGGTTTGCATGAGCAGCAATCATCGATCGTTTAAAATCACCACGCTCATGTGAATCGTTAATCCAACCATATGCTTCAGACATTGCAAGAAGTCTCTTGTATTGTCGTGGAAGTTTAGCGTTAAAAAAGTCACTACGATTAGCCATTTAACAATTCCTCACATTTCTTGATAAAACGTTCACTTTGTCCTGGATGAAAACTTTGATACATATGCCAGAACATTTCATTTCCTTCTGTACCAAATGTCGTACCAATACCATACTTCGGCATGCCATCAGCAAGATCCCAATACGGTGGTGCATCTTTTGGTTCCCAATCCATACGAATTGGTGGGGCATCATAACGTAATGGCATTAGAATCTCTACAGGAATATTACTCTCTTCTGCCTTAAAAGTCAATTCTTCTGCAACGTCACCACGATAATTTGGTGAGAACGAAGGATTGCCAAGTTTACGGTAAAGTTCAACTGTAAATGTCACATTGTGTGGTGCCGCAAATACATGCTGATTGTTTTGAATATGATTGCTGCGTTGTGCAGAACCAATAACCTTACCTGCATAGACTTGCTCGAAGAAATAATCTAACGCATTGTTAGTTAGAGGCAATGCATCAATATCCAAGAACATGATTGCATCATGCCCACGCTTCTCAAGCATATCAACAAGTTTATCCATGGTAAATCCAGGATTCACTTCAGTTAAAACTTGATAGTGAGGAATGTTAGATTTATTAAATTTTGCGACAACTTGCTTCTGGAGTTCAACCATTTTTGGCTGAACATTGTTCATAAAGATAGAAGCGATGCAGGGGTTTCTTACTTGATCCATACAAATTTATCCTCACCGTAAGGAATAACACGCTCAATACCGAATGTATCAAATGCTGCTTGCTTAACTGGCATGTGGAAGAAATCATCACCAATCAAACGACCGCCTTGACGAAGAACTTCACCATAAAGAAATAAATCATGTTTCACTGAATAGTATTCATGACCAGCATCAACATAGATTACGTCTGGATGAAAGTTCATCTGTAACATTGTGTATGCAGCATTATGAGAGTCGATTGGGAATGGTGTAATCCAATCTTGATACCCTTTATGCATTACATTTGATAAAAATTGCTCGTACAATTGCGGTCGACCATTCTTTAAAATAGGATGAATTGGACCATATAACTGAGTCCAGTGCTCAACGGAGCCGAGCCAGGTGTCGACACAAACAATTTCGAAATCGCGATGACCTATTTCAAGAAGAATATCTGCCATATGAAATGCAGATGATCCCTTCCATGTTCCAACCTCTACAATAAACTTTGGCTTGAGTTCAGTTAAGACTTCTCTAAAGACTGGTCGATCGCTCGCCCAACCCTGAAAATCCGCAGGCATCGGATTAAGATCTTTATATGGATCATGCTCACCAAAAATCCTACTTCTAAACTCTCTCATTTGCTCATCACTCCGATGTAAAGACGATTATGCCATGACAACTCATTTGGTTTATTTTCAAATTGCTGATGACCCAAATCCCATTCTTTATGGACAGTTAGATTTAGTTTCTTGATTGCACTCATTGTGCCTTCTCTTGCCTCATCGTGAGCCCAATCATCAACAATAAAGATAAAAGTGTCAGCCAAGTTATCAATATAGTATGTTAATGCCTTTTCGTGATCGTCCTTTGTATGACCACCATCATAGAAATAGGTGTTGACCTTCTCAATCATTTTTCTTTGTTCGTCTTTGAGATTGAACGAATCATTTCGAATGAGAAGGAAGTTTCCAACCTTATGAGTTCGACACTTGGTCAAAAAGTCTTTGATGATATCATCGTTATGATATGGTGGGTCGAACTGATCGATCGCGCAAGCAAAATCAAATTTATTCTGATACATTGCAGAAATAAATGTTGAACCGCGATGAACACCAATCTCCAGATAACGAGTATCTGGCTTGACCAGTTCATTTAAGAAGAACTTGAGTTCAGGTGTCGACCAACCCTCAAGATTGATAACCTGTAAACTAAGTTTACTTCTGGGTGGTTTACCTGTTTGATTGAATCGAAGTTGATCTAGACCATAATCAATCGCATTTTCAACTCTATCGATATATTTCTTTACGAGTTTTTCCATGGAAGTTTACCATTATGACGTTCAAGCATCTTCTTGTTTCCTTGAATAAAGAAGTCTGCTTGCACAGAAAGTTGCGTATTCCCGACTCTATATTTTACCGTATAGTCGCGTGTGCAGTCAAACTTTAATTTATTATTTGGATGCATCAAGACTGCAGCAATTGCACGGTCAATTTCCATCTGACCAGGCTCGCGGAATTTGCGATACCAAACAGGTGACATTTGCACTGCTACCTCTTTCTTGACGAAGTAACAGTTTACATCAACAAAGAAGTCTTGTGGATGCAGAATACTTGCCCACATCCCAAGACTTTCACAATCATCTTGGCAAAGAATCCTACTGTCTTTATCAATAATCTTGCGGAAAGAATATGCCCAGTCGAGATTCTTTTCTTTTACCAGTTTAACTAAACTCTCAACGTGATTTGGTGAGAGCATATTGTCATCATCTAACCAAAGATGAAAATCGCCATCTGCGAAATAAGTTGCAGCACCGTATACGCGATGACCGTTGTAGCGATTAGTCCCAGTTGCATATGGAAGGACACAGAGATACTCTTTAGATTGTCGAGGATATTTAGATGCTTTTAAAATCTCATCTGCCTTTTCCCAACGCTCTTTACCATCAACAACAATAATGTGTTCAATGTTCTCGTAAGTCTGTGCGCGCACAGACTCAATACACTCAGCGAGATATGAGTTGCCAGTTGTCGGCGTTATTATAGAGACTTTCACAAATTATAATGACTTTGCGCCAACTTGATTCTGTAGAACACTTGTTGTCTCGTGCTGGTACTCAGCAATCTTAAATCCACTTGCGGATGGATTGTTGCTGTTAACTACAGGAGCATTGTTGTCAAGAAGTTGATCAGCCTGTGACTTGGTCTTAAACGCAATCACGTGATCATTGTCAACCTGATGATAGTGCTCATATCCACGAGCAGCAAAGAAGTCCATTGCCTTTGCGCGCTCTGTAGAATACCAATCAATCGACCATGATTCAAATAGAACAGGTGGCCAATTGCTGAGTTCAAGAGTTTCATACATTCCCATGAATACCTTATGCTCCATGGCTGGTGTAGTCACCTTAATCAAACGAACATTACCGAAACGGAAATCGTCTAGACGACGGAAGTCGTAAAGATCAGTGCGACCATCTGTGGTCTGAATACCACGTTGATTGTCAAATGCCTTATTGAAAGAATACGCGCCGTGATTTGCAGATAGAGCAAAGTCTAATGCTGGTGCTTCAACAAGATCTCTCACATCAGAAATACCATTTCTGTGGACGTTAACATTGTCTAGGTTATTGAGAAGAACGTTTGCGCAAAGTTGCATGTGAACCTTTGGTAGCGGTTCGATTGCTTCGAAGCAATGCTTATTTTCATGCATGATTGCAAGAGGGACGGTCCATGTTCCGAATCCAGCACCAATATCGATAACGCGACCTGCTGGAGAGTTTCGGAGAATTTGTGCCGCAAGTTGGAGATAATCGGCACCCCAAACTCCATCTCTACGAATGCAATCGGAAATAACTTCCTCGTGTTCAACTAGAAGATACTTTACATCTTGGCGAGTTGTATAAATTCTCATTGGTGGCAGCATGGTACTATCCTATTAATAAGTGTTAAAGTTTTGTCGGTGATGCCGATAATAAAGGAACGGCTCATCTATATATGCTACTTTGGCTCCTGCTCTCATAAATCTAGACCATAAACTTAAATCTTCTAGGGTTTGATGAGAGTCATTATATTTTGTATACCCTCCCAAATCTTTGGCAAGATTAGTTTTATAGACCATAGACCCATGATGGGCTTTTATATGCCAATGATAGTCACCTTGATGTTGGGTGACTTCTTGCATATGATGTTTTGTTCTTGTTTCTTTTAGTTCCCCTGTAAGAACCACATCATAAGTTATTACATCTGGATGATGCAGGTTTATGATCTTGTAGAAACATTCTATGGAATCTGATCGAAGCCAATTATCTGCTCCGATAAACATACAGTATTCCGATGTAACTTTCGAGAGCATATTTTGAAAATTCTTTACCGTACCATAGTTCTCTGGATTCTCATAATATTCAACTTCGGGATACATCTTGTGAATATGAGAACAATCGCCAGCACAGTCATCAACAAACAATATTCTTTCTGGTTTTGCTGATTGAGAGAGTATAGATTCTACGCAATGTGCTGCGAGATGTCCATACTTGTATGAAGATATAACGACTGTAATCAT